TTGGCTTCTGCCCAATCTTACTTTTCAATGAGCCATCAATCTTAGCGTCTTTCCATTGCTGTTGGATAGCTTCGCCCTTTAAACGCATGCGACGGTACACGTTATCTACACGACCATTAGCGCCTTCTTCAAAGGCAACAAGGAACTGTGGAACTGGGATAAAGTTAATAGGACTAACATCATCACCAGGCTGAACCATCATTACTGACGTACCAACACAAAGGTCTAGCAATGACTCGCCTACTGCAATGTCAAAGTTAGATTGCTTGATAGTAGCAAACATCTTGTCCGTATAAACATCTAGGGCAGCTTGTGCTTCAGCTTTACGGTCAACAGGAATGTCAGTACCAGCTTCAAGACGACACCACTTGGTTTGCGGTGGAAATATACCTGACTGCATGCGGTTAGCAAAGCGTTGTGTGGAGTTGATAGCAGTAGCATCAAAGACACGATTCATCTTCTTAGCGCCACCTACCTTGCCATCATAGAACCCGTCATACAGATTACGTTGTGGCAATGCAAACTCATAAGCCTCGTCATACAAAGAACGAAACTCCTCTTTCTTAGTCAGAGCAATCTCATGTCGCTTTAAAATATCCTCTGGTTTTAATCTCATTTCAGCCATATTGTTCCCTTTGTTATTTTCTTATTCATACCACTCAAGTCGTAAGTTGCAAGCCTCTGCATTTGTACTTAAATTTGTTAGTCTAAACAAATATGTTGTCAACGGTGTCAGCACAAACTCAAAGCTAGAACTACCGCCACCGCCGCCTTTGTTACTTGCTGGTATAAACTCTGCAAATATCTCTGTTCCTACTGACGTTATAGTTGGGGCAATAACAGCAGCAGCCACGCTAGTTGTAACTATATTTCTGTTTCTGCGGTTTTTAGTAAGAGCCGTTCCACCAGACGTTGTTGGTGCTTCATACACGTAGAACTCAGACTCTCCAACACTTTCATACGAAGATATAATGTGCGGAACTGTTCCAGAAGGCCAAGCCAATGCCATATTGATACTAGCACCAGCCGCCAATTTACTAGAGTAGGGATGAATCTTGTAGCAGTAATATGCCCTAGCTTCATGCAAGCGAAGATGATTTACATCAATAGTTGGCATTGACCTATCAGAGCCAATGGTTTGTTGAACGCCATCCTTGTCCGTATAAGTAGGCGATACAAACGTAGCTTTAGTGGTAACGGACTCTCGTTCTACTGGGATAGCCATTAATCATCCATTTCTTCGTCATCTTGCATATCTTCAATCAAAGACTTTTTCTTCTCTTTGCTTTGTTTTGCAAGCATCTGCATTACATACTTAGATAATCGCTTATCTTTCTTTAAGTCTTCAGCTTCTAACTCTATGCTTATCTCTACGTTCATTTCTTTTTCATCCTTTCCGCTTCAGATATTGCAATCGCAATGGCTTGTTTATCATCTGTAACTACAGGGCCCCCTTTGCCAGAGTGTAATGAGCCAGACTTATACTCACGCATAACTTTGGCCACTTTCTTCTGCATCTTAGATGTCTCTTTCATGGCTTAACCTAGAGTAACGCCTTCTTCTGGGTTTAAACGTTCTTCAGATAACAACATACGTGCGCCACCTCTAGCTCTAGCTAAACGTTTAGATGCCATTTGCTCGCCAAGGTCACGCTTCTCTTGTTCAGCTTGTGCACGTAACTTTGCTGTCTCTGCTTGTTGTTGCGCTAAAGCTGCACCTGCACCACCATCACCACCACCACCAAGTAATTTACTCATATCTATCTCCTAACCATTAAATTATAATCAAGTTTATCATCACTATACTCTTTCATTGTGCTTTCAGATATAAACCCGATAGCTTTAGCCCAAGAAACAGCACGTGCATCCGATGTTTTAACAGTTATTTGCAATCTATGCAAGCCCATAGCTATCTCAAATATATCTGCTACTGCAATTCCTGTCTTAGTCATGGCTATTGGCTTAGTTCTCGCTACATCTCCAATGACAGACCACATCTCTCCTACTCCTTTCCACAACGGAGCGCAACCAAAACATGCAATAGGCTCGCCATATAAGAAACAAGTAAAGGCAACCCCATATTGTGCTTGATTTTCTAATAAAGCCTTGACACCAATGATTCTTTGTGCTGAGTATCCTGCAAATTCTCCAGCAGAAATATCCATAGCATGCTCAATTAGGAATGGGGCATAGATAATCCCTTTAACTTTAGGGAGATTATCGTTTAGTTCTTTAATATTTAAATACATCGAAGTCAGTCATCACAGTTCTTGCAAATATAGGGCCACTAGAGGCTAGTGGATTACGTGTCATACGCTTATGTTCACCGCCACCTAGCATTAAATAGCCAAATGCGTCGCCAACGTGTGAGTGTTCGTTCTTGTTTGGCGCATCTCTGAACCTTTCTTGTCCTGCACCGACAGAAATACGCTTGAAATGGTAGCCACCAGCTAGTGATTTACGCAACATCTTGCATGAAGTGTCCACAATCAAGCCTGGCTTACCATCAATCAGTCGTTGCATTGGTGCAGCAGCGCCTTCACGACGTACTTTAAAGTCATTTGAGTGTGTTGGTTGCGCTCTTAGTCCTAATGTACGCAGATAATCAAAGGCTGTAACCTCATAAATGGCATCTCGTTGCATACCAGCAGGGTCTCCCCACATCATTACTTGTGCTTTAGGGTATCTAGCGTTCAATTCTGCAAGCAACTGCTGACCAAAACGCTCTAGTCCCATGTCTTCTGTAACGATTTCATGCAATACAACCCATCTGCCATTAGATAAACGCTGTCCAATCACGGCTGCTGGGGTCAAACCAAAGTCCAAGCCTATCTGTATTGGCTGTGAATCGTCATAATCAACGCTAGCAGACATCATTTGGTCATTGTATTCTGGCCATACAGGGCGACCTTCTTGCACATAGGTGTACTTACCCTCGGCATAACAGCGAATCCAGTCTAAGTTCTTACCACCAAGCATCTGTGGGTAGTAACCAGCAGGCAGATTGTTTATGTTCTCTGCTTTAGGATTAAGTTTCCACCATCTACCAGACGCAAAGATATGGTCATTAGCTTCAGGATTATCAGGAAGGTCAGAAGGGTCTACTTCTATCACGCCACCAGGCTGTTTAAAAAAGTCCCAGCTATACTTTCCTACCACCTTCTCTTTTTCAGCGACCCTGTGCCACCAATGGTCATCATCCATAGGGTTTGTGTCCATGAATACGCCATGCCATGTAGGGCCACCATCTCTCTTAGACGGATAACGACCAACCCGATGGGTAAGTCCATCAATCACAGCCTTTGGAAGTTCTCTAGCCTCGTTCACCCATGCGCCAGTAAGCTCTAACGATAGCAATTTACGTACATCTTTAGGCTGGTCAAGGGCTAGGAATATAACTTCGCAATCAACCCCTGCTGCATCACCTTTTGCTGGCAGTCTTATGTGGTGAGTAATAGGTGGAGTCCAAAGCAATGGCCCAAAGGTTGACTCTGGAAACATATCAATCCACGTTTTAATCGTAGTCGTCTTTAGCATTGGGTAGCTATTACGGACAACTGCGAAACGAGTATATCTAACATTGTCAATAGGAGAAGGGGCTTGTTGCAATGCTTTAATGAATACCTTTGCACAGCAAGCGTATGACTTACCGCTACCTACTGGCCCCATGATGGCGCTAACAAAGGAATTGCATTGAACGAAGTTATATACCTCTGGGCTTTTACTAAAGTTTAGGCTTAAGCCATCAAATGAAACCTGTTTACTGCTTTGTTCTTTAACTTTGGCCATCTATTACCTCTGCATCAATAGGGTCTGGAGCTATGATATTGACTCCAATAACTGAAGGCTTGTCACTTTCCTGAGCTTGGTCAAGGAGACCAGATGCTTTCGCCAATAACCGAAGTACACCGATTTTATCGAATAGCTCAATATCCAATGTCGTCGTAGCGTTACCATCCTTATCATACCTAGTGTTCGATTTAATACTTTTAATCGCCTGAAGCGCATGTTCTGGTATGTCTTTGGATGCTTTAACCTTAATCGTACCATGCTCATCCCAACTCATAATGTCAGTAAGGTTTGTGTTAGCCATTGTCAGCAAGGCATAAGCCACAGCCTCACGGTTAGCCTCTAATGTAGCAGAGCGCTCTAATGTCTTCTGTATCGTTCTTACCCCACCGTAGTTTTTTAATGACGGTATGCGTTTAATCTTGCGTGTATCTTCTTGTTCAGCCATTTATTACCTCTATTACTACTAAGCAAGCACCATTAGGACATGGGTCGCCACGGGTTATGTGCAAATCATCTACTTGACTATCATCATCGTACACCCCAGCGTTCATGAGAGCGTCGAGAATAGCTTTGAGCAGATTGTCAATATCAAATATGCGACGACTACGAGGGCGAATAACAATGTCCACACGCAAGCGAGCGCTGCCAAGTTTAGGAATTGAATTACTAATAACATATTCCTGAACAGCATGTTTAAACTCCACACCAGCTTTAGAAATGAAGCGTCTCTTTCCATTTGCTCTCCAGTACGTATTCACCGATGGTGGATATGGTAACGTCAATATCATTTAGCTAACCTGTTAATACGGTCATTGATACTACCATCATTGTATTTGCTTAGATAAGCCTTCAGAGCGTTATTAATAATGTGCGCCCTAGGCATTTCTAACTCCTGATGAGCAACGTCAAGCAATGCTCTACTCTTAGGGGTAAGTCTTACTAAGAAGTTATTGTAATCACTAGCAGCCATAATCTATGTCCTCTAAATC